CAAATTGAATGATATCTGCAACCTGACCACCAATATCATTTACTTCACATAGAATGTAAGCATTATTATAATTCTTTGCTACGTCTACAATAATATTGGGGAAAACAATCGGTTTGATTTCATTGTTTCTATATCTAGCAACCATTTCGTATGGCACTGTAGTAGTGTCCATAACGCAGAATGCAGAATAATCTTGACTCGTACCACGCGCAACGTCAACAGTTATGATATAGTTGTGCTCTGGTTCTACACGTTTGTATACAGCCAAACCTTTATTCTGTGCAATAGGATCATGATATGGCATAACTCTCAATTTACTAGGAGAGATCAATGTATCAACAGATCCTAAGAACTCGCACTCAAACTCAACTTTGAATTGCTGTTCAGATGTGTTTTTGATTGTTTGTTCTTTCCAAGCAGCATCTCTACCAGGTACAGCAGACCAATGAACTTCTGTTGGAATATATTCGTTCTTTCCCTTCTCTGCATCGTGCCACAATTTGTAGAACATATTCATCCCGTGTGGCGTGGAGATGATAATTACTTTGGTAGATTTACCAGACGAGATAGTAGGATAAACAGAACTAAAGAACTGGTCAGCGATATGATTCGGAACGAACGCGAATTCGTCCAGAAAAATAACATTAAAAGACATACCCCTGACGGCACTAGAGCTAGTAGATGCAGCCATGATTTTACTTCCATTCTCCAGTTCCAGACTACCTCTGTTCCATTGGAGGATTCCTTGCTGGAGCCATTTGGGAAGGTTTTCATAAGACAGTTGTAATCTCTGCAGCATCTCACGAGAAGTTGCTGCCTTGTTTGCTAGGATGGCGACGTTGACGTTTGCATTAAAAAGGACATACCAGAGAAGGTATGATGTAACGATAGTAGACTTACCAGACTGACGAGGTAACTTGGCAATATTAAATCGATTGTCATGGAACTTCTTAGTCATATCGACTTGGAAGTCATACATATCAAACGGAATCAGACCCTTGTCAAGAGAGACAATCTTGATATACGTTTGAATAAAATATACAGGGTCCTCAGAACATTTGATATACTCCTGAACTTCCTCAGGAGTAAAGTTTGTAGCAACGTTCGCTTTCTTTAGATTAGGATTACCAAGATATTGTTCGGTGTTCATTGTCTATTTCTTACAGGCCAAGTGATTTCCATCCCTAATGTCAGTAGGATTGCAAATCCAAATACAAAGATAGGGGTCATACTAAAGTTCCATGTGTTCTGCGGATTTCTCGCAGTTCGTCAAAGTCTTTCTGTTTAGTTCCACCGTCATATGCCCAGGCATATCCTTCGGTAATCATTTGTTCGTTGAGCGACAACTCGTCTGTCCCGATGTATAACCAGCCAAGAAGACGACCGTACTTCCCAACACCGCCGACAAGTTCAGTACGGATAACAAGATCATCATCACCAGCCACCGCTCCTTCCAATTTCTCTTTGAGCCAGTTGGTTGCGTCAATGCCTAACTCCTTTTCTTCCAGATCTCTTGTTCTTTTCTCTGGCGTATCAACGCCTGCAACTCTAACTCTTTCTTTCTTGTATAAGTCAAACCCAAGATCAATGGTGACATCAATAGTATCGCCGTCAAGAACACGGTTTATCTCCACTACTCGGAAGTTGTAGCAACTCTTCCTGTTCGGGGGTGTCATCGCTCCCATGGGATTCTCTCTCATCTATACCTAGTATATAGACAATGACATAAAAAACTCCTGCAAGAAGTATTATCAGAGAGATAACTATACTCCAAGTGACATCATTGACATCAGCGAGGGGGCGGAGGAGGAGGTTCATTCCATTGATACTTCATGTTCTTATATCTAGGATTGGTAATCACCTCGTGGTGACACATTATACTAAATTCATCACAACATTTGCACCAGTCTCTTCTAGCATCTGGTGCTCCCAATGCTTTTTTTGCGCTAAGTGATGCCACTCCCTCCAAAGTTTTGCACACTCATCACTCTTCCTTTGAAGGTGTTCCTCCCGATACACGATTAAACGGCTCCCAGTGCTGCCAATTATATTTATGGATAAGATGCATACCAATGATGGGTACAAACACTAAGAAAAACCCCATAACACCCAGTGCCCATGGGGTTTGCATTACTGATCTAACAAACAGTTGAACGTGCGTCATGCTGGATAATCCCAATTAATTCCTAATTGGTCTACTTTATGCCAAGGACCCCAAGTACCTGCTCCGTAGATATAAGGAACGGTACGGATTTGACATTGATCACCTTCACAAAGAAGTTCATCAACAATCCTCCAAGATTCCATTACTTCTTCAGCGTGAACAAAATGCGACTGATCTCCATGGAGTGCGTCATAAAGGAGTTTCTCATAACCATCAATCGCTCTTTCTTGAGGATATGGGTGAGTCAATGTAGCTCTTTCTAGATCATCATTCAATCCAGGTGCTTTGATATCCATACGGATATCGAGATGAGGATTAGGCTGTAGACGCATAACGATACGATCATTCACTTCTCCCTCATATAGTTTGAGTGGTGGTGCCTTGAGTTTAATAACTACCTCTACACAACCGTAGGGCATACACTTGCCAGTCATGACGTGAAAAGGAACTCCTTCCCAACGCCAGTTATCGACGAATAGAGTACCAGCGAAATAGGTAGGAGTGTTACTGTTAGGATTAACACCCTCTTCAGAACGGTAGCCATCGTATTGTCCTAGTATGATAGATGGTGACATTGTAGTCGCTGCGAGCACTTTTGTCTTCTCGCGTCTGACTTCTTTTGCTGACATTCGGCAAGGAGGTTCCATAGCAATCAATGACAGAACCTGAAGAATATGGTTCTGTAGCATATCTCTTACCGCACCAGCAGTTTCATAATACTGAGCACGTCCATCGCAACTAATAGTTTCAGTTGCAAAGATTTGAATCTCTTCTATGTGCTCACGGTTCCAAAGAGGTTCCAGCAAAATATTACTAAACCGAGTAGCAAGTATGTTATTAACAGTATCTTTGCCGAGATAATGGTCAATGCGATATACTTGTTTCTCGCGTAGATGTCGCTCCACCACAGACTGTAGACGACCAGCAGATTTATAATCGTATCCAAAGGGTTTTTCGATAACCACTCTGGAGTGATCTGGGTCATCCAAGAACCCAGCTTCTTTAAGATTGATGATTGCATTTGCATACCTCTCTGGTGGGACAGATAAGAAATAAGTCGTGTCTGCACTATCATCATGAAGTTTCATCAGACTTTCTTTGCAGTCAAGATCGCAAGAGATAAAGTCCATCCAAGTGGTAAACTCTTCTGGATAATCTCCGAGTTTTTCCAACCAAACTTCCTTGGGGAGATCTCTACGAGATGCTCCAACAATCAAAATATCTTTTGGGAGAAGTTTCTTTTTCCATAACTCATAGAGTGCTGGAATAAGTTTCTTCTTACACAAATCTCCAGCAGCACCGAAGATAACAATCCGTCTAGTGAGCGGTTCCGTTTCCATCATAGTCGTCTGAGTCGTAATAGTCATTTTCACCTTTTCGTAACCCGAAATATACCGTGGCCAGTACAAACGGTATTGCAATCCATCTAAGTGCATCAGCGAACATCGTGTCCCCCAAACATAGCTCTCATACCATTTAGCACTTTACTAGCATAGCGATTTAAGCGTCGGGATCCGAATCGTTCAAATAGGGCAGTAGAGATAACAGGGGTAGGTACACCAAGGTCCACAGCAGCGTGAACAGTCCAACGACCCTCACCACTATCGCTAACTCCCCCATCAAACTTGCTAAGCTCTCGATCGCTGCGTAATACATCAGCGGTAAGATCAAGCAACCAAGAACCGACCACACTACCACGACGCCATAACTCAGCCACTTCATTGCAGTCAATGTCATAGCAATAATCGGCAGGGTTGTCCATTGGGGCGACTTCTGCATCTCCTGCTTTGACATATTGTGCTCCTGCATTTGCTTCGTGGAGAATGTTGAATCCTTCGGCATATGCTTGCATAATGCCATACTCAACACCATTATGCACCATCTTCACAAAATGACCTGCTCCTGGTGGTCCACAATGCAACCATCCATGCTCTGCAGATGTTTCATAACTTAGAGGATCAGTGCGATGGGCAGCCCCGATACCTGGTGCGAGTGCCCTAAAGATTGGAGCGCAGGCGGATACTGCAAAATTTGCACCACCAACCATAAGACAGTATCCGCGCTCCAAACCAAAAACACCACCAGAAGTGCCACAGTCAAGATACGAGATGCCAAGTTTAGCAAGCCTGTCTGCCCTGCGGCGAGAGTCTTTAAAATTGCTATTGCCATGATCAATAATAATATCTCCCTCCACACAAAACTGTAATAACTCATTAAGTGTTTCCTCTACGGTTTCTGCTGGAACAACCATCATAAAGACACCAGGTGCCTTACCGACCATTCCCTCTCGATTGTGTACTACTTGAACAAGGCTTTCCAGAGAAGTGGTAAATCCACTGATATAACCCTTCTCATATTGTTCCTCAGCTTTTTTAGCATTGTTACGATACCCGTGAACTTCAATTCCATTTTTGATCATGCGACGGGACATACCTTCGCCCATCCGTCCAAGACCGATAATACCGACTTTCATTTACCCTCTTCTAAAAAATATGGTGGCAAGGGACATCCCTTGAATTTATCTATCTCATTAACAGATAGAACAAACATAGTCACGAATCCCAAGCAAAATGCAAATAGCATTTGTGGGAAATTGTAATTGCCCATATAGGCAGTTGGATCTGGTTCATCATCGTGAGGATGAATCATCCTTGCTATCTCCTCGGAGGATCTTTTCGACTTGTCGTCGGACTTGATCTCTTGCTTCTTGGTTTTCGGAGTCTTTTCTGGAGTATCCATTTTTATTATGGTAGATAAAATGACCTTGACAAATCATAGTCACTCCAAACAGGAATAGCAATACTACTCCTATCCAGTCTATAAGGTTATCTTGAGCCATGGGAATAGAGGATCTATAACTCCAATAAGTCGAAGCAAACCTTCAGCAAAAAGTGCAAGAACAACCCACCCAACACACATTGAAATAATCCCAGCATTACGATTATGTTTTCGTATTGCATCATCAATCATCTCCTGTACGTCGTCTCTTGTGAGTCTTTCTGGGACATCAACATCGGATCCCCAGTTCTTAAACAT